CTGTGTACCTGTAGCTCTTACTGAACCCATGTGGGTTATTCTATCAATAGCTTCAACTTTACTTTGAATACATTTCATAATCCCCTCTAGGTTTTGCCCACTAGGTTGAATTATGTAAGGTTTTAAGGCTGAATCTAAATCCTCTGGTATTTCTATAATAGCACCTGCACCTGCACTAGCTTCAACATTAGGTGTCTTAACTAAGCTAGGGTGGTTAGCTAATCTGATTAACTGTTCTTTTTCTGAGTAATCATTATAGATTGATTGCTGTAAATAAGCTACGTCTGCAAGGTCACTTATACCAATAGGTCTTTTAGCTCCTCTAAGGTTATACACATTAACAGCTGGTATTACACCTATAGCATTTGGTATTTCTTCTATAAGTTTAGGTTCTTTATCTGTGTATTCTTCTGTATAATCCTCAAACTCATATGTTGATATAGTTTCTTCTGTGAAAACCTTAATTATAGCTCTTTGTGCATTTATGTCTTCAATAACCATCAACATATCTAAATAGAACCTACCACTAGCAGACCTTTTATAGCTCCAGTTAACAATGTTTTCTGGTGTATATATTGATATGTATGGTCTTATATCTTGAGCCAGTTCTTCTGCTCTAGTCTTAGCATTTGATTGTGGTTTATCTACTACAACCCAACAATTACCATAAATACTAGCGTTCATTTGAACTTCTCGCATTACAGTATTAAAGTTTCTACCATCTAGGTCAGCATCTTCTATAAATGAAGCTAATTGTGGGTCACCATCTAAATCGCCATAATCCCTTGTAGGTGGTACTCTCCATAAAAAACTAGTGTATATTTGAACAACATTCTTACAATGATTGTCTACTGGTGTATGTCTTACTCTAGCATCATATTCTTCTGGAGTTTCTAAAATGTATCTGTGTAAGTAATAACCATTTTTGTAATCATTACCGCCCAGATAACTTCTTATGTAAAATTCCCAATTAGATATATTTGAGTGCCATAAATCATGTTTGCTATGCAGAAATTCTTTCATTAACTCCACCTCTTAGGAGGGCTTGCAACAAAATTCCGTCTAAGGGGAAAGTTTAACTCAACTAAATAACCAAGAGCATCATTCATATGGTCGTACCCACTATCCTTATCTGGTATGTGTGTTCCCTCTTTGTATATCTGTCTTTCTATGCTTTTAATTACATTTTTGCAAGAATTTAGAATAAACAGATTATTTTTACCATTAACATTTTTAAGTTTTGAATTAACTGAGTTAATTCTATCCCTCACAAGAGGTGCTGTATTTCTACATTTTACATCAAATCCTGCATTTTTCAATATACTTATGTCAGTAAATCCACCTGCTGATGTTTTTCTTTGTCTAGCACTAGGGTCTGGGTAAACTATTATTTGTTTATTTGGGTATCTGTTTTTTATTTCTTCGCACATTTCTTGGGTATTTGATGAATATATTTGTATTTCATCAACAACTATTATTGTTTCATTAATTACATAACAAACTACAGCAGTCATTGGGTCTACGTTAAAATCTAAACCAATATGCAAAATTGGGTATTCTTTATCAAACTTTTCAATAATATTTTTTTGCCTATTAAAATTGTAATAAATCATTCCAGAATAGTTAACAAAAGTGGCTTCATATTCTTGCTGAAATGTTCTAATGTCTAAATCTTGTTTTGCCTGTTCTATTTCTTCATCTGCTACTTGACCACCTTCTAAAGTTGTATACTTAAATGATGCCCAGTCTTTATTTGTTTCGCTTTGTTTAAATAAATCATATGACCAGTTGCCAAAACCTCTAGGGCTACCACAAAACAAAGCATGACCACCTGTGTCAGAAAGTGTAGGTCTTAAAACTTCATACCAGGCATCTTTATTTACATCGGCAAATTCATCAATACATAAAAAATGTAACCCAACCCCTCTTAGTGATTGTTCATTATCGCTACCTCTTAATGTTATTTGTGAATTATTTTTAAGTGTAATGGTTAAATCGCTATGGTTTATTGTTTTAACCCATTTGTGATATATCATTTTTTCTTTTAGTACATTCCAACATATTGCCTTGGCTTGCCTGTAACTAGGTGCAACATACCAAACTTTTTGATTTGGTTTACTAGCAAACTTAGCCAATTCATTTATAGCTAAAAATGTTTTTCCAAATCTTCTACCTGTAATTAATACCCTAAATCTTGATTTATCTGTAATTACTTGTTTTTGGGGTTTTGTTAAAGGCATTAATCATAAGACCATTGCAAAGGCTCTTCAGTTTCGTTTTCTTCTATTCTATCTCTTTGTCCTAACATATTCTTTCCTAAGAATATTTGCATAGTTACATTACCTTTGTTAGCTGACTTCCATTGTAACTGTCTAAGCCTTATTTTTTGCTCTGCTCTTCCCTTTGTCAGAAATTCCGAATAACTCTTTTCTAAAAGGTCTGCTGAACATCCAAAAAAGTCTGCCATTTCTTTATTTGTACAGCCTAACTGAGCTAATTTTTGCACTTGATTAGTATCGATATTATATTTTTTTGGTCTCGCCATATCCTATATTTCCCTTTAGTTAGGTAATATAGATGTAACTAAATTAAATTTTAAAATCTAGTAAAAAACAAATTTATTAATTTTCACTTTGTATCTCACCTCTTTTTATTTTATTAAAAACAAAGGTTTTTATAGGTAAATTTTTTTTTAAATATGTAATAGTATCTTGTGGTTTACCCTCTGCTCCACAAGTAAAAATGTCTAAAGCAAAATAATTGTTTTCTGGATAGGTGTGTACAGCCATATGACTTTCTTCAAGCAACCAAACACAGGTTTCTCCTTGTGGTTCAAACTTATGTAATATTTTATCCACAACATTCATATTACTAAAAGTTAAAGCATTAATGAAAATTTTTTCCATTACATGCCATTCTAGCCAACTATTTAAATAAAAATCTACTGCCAACAATTCACCAGAATTACTGTGCATTTTCTATTTCCATATCCATTTCACTTACTACGTCACCAAAATCTGTGGTTATATTTTCTGCATCACCTTTAAAAAAAACTAAAACATTTTGATGCATTCTTCCTATTTTGCGATTTTTGTTCATTGGTTTTGAAGCCCTTAGTGGCAATGTACCTGCACTATTTACTAAAATTAATTCATTCCAATATTTAAAACCCACACCTTCCATAAAATTTATAGTTGATGGCACTAAACCAATATATTCACCTGTTTTATTTCTTACTTCTGAAATAACAATAACAGCAAACCTATTTTTTTTTAGTTTTTTATAAGTATTTATTAAACATTTTTTATAAATATCAAAAAAGTTATCGTGGCTCATATTTGATAAATCTTTGGGGTCATCACTATAAACTTCTAAATCAGCATATGGGGGACAGCTGAAAAACAAGTCCATACTATTATCTTCTATATGATTATCCATATTTAAAGCATCATCATTTATATATATTGCACTTAAATTGGCTTTTTTTACTCTTTCATTATTTAGCTTTGCTTGTTCTTTTCTTAATTCTATTCCAGTAAAATTCATATTTGCAGAACCTGCTACATATCCAAATACTGTATCCCCTGCAAAGCAATCAAAAACATTAAATTTTTTTTTGCCAAACCATTTACAAATTAATTCAGCCAAAACAGCATCTAAAATACTAACACTACCTATATTTTCCATAATGCTTCCTTTAGATGCTAAAGTGTTTTCCCTGCTTTCACCTATGTCACCTATTAGCTCATTCCAATATTTTTTTCTTTCCTGCCAGTATCCTTGCCTTGTGTCCAAAATACTAAATGGTGGAACACCAAAATTATCAACCATACTGCCCTTTTGACCATCACTATAAATGTCGTTTAAATCTTCATTAATTAAATTTTCTAATTCTTTTTCTTCAAAACCCAATAAATCTAAATTGTAATTTTCATCTTTCAACATATCTATTTCCAAATTAAGAAAATCTAAATCCCAATCACTATCCTCATTAAGCCTGTTATCTGCGATTCTATAGGCTTTAGCTTTAGCTTCTGATAAATCTGCCACTAATACTGGAACTTTGCTTAGACCTAATTTTTTTGCACCTAATAACCTAGTGTGCCCGACTATGAGAACCATATCTTTATCAGTTACTATAGGTTGTTGAAAGCCATATTCAGCTATAGAACTAGCTACTTTATCAACTGCTTGGTTTTTTCTAGGGTTATTGTGATAAGGTATTAACTTATCTATTTCTATTTCTTGAATATTCATAAATTCCCCTGTAATTATAATTAGGATTTTCAGCAGTTACACCAGATGGAGTCGGTCTATAATCGCTAGAGCTGTTTTGTGACCTTTGATAAAATTCTGTATAAGGTTCATAATGAACTTTTCCTATTCTATCTAGTTCAGCAAGTTCTTCTGAAACATCTTCAAATCTTGCATTTTCTTCTCTGCTTAGAGCTTTTGTTTCTTTATGGAGCAACTTTAATTCTGTGTAATTATCTCTAATTTTATTATATTTCATTTAGCCCTCGCTTTTTTTAACATCCTAAAACATAAGTTTCTGTTAAAATTATACCTATTTAATAAGTATTTATGCAAGGCTTTCATATCAGTTTTTGCCCTTATGCAGAGTTGATAACCATAATAAAACCTTTGTATATCTCTTTTAGAATAAGCATCTCCTATACATTGGAAAACAGTTGTATAACCTTTAATTAGGCTCATTGTTGTCATTTTTAACCTCACTTTTTGGATACATTTCATCGTGTAAATCTTGTCTAATTTGTTCTAAATCATAAATAGCATCATTTAAACAATCCATTTGAATAGTATCTAACATCTTTTGATAATTTGTTTTTAAAATTGTTTCAGCTTGGCAAGATTCAGAATTATAAATAATTTCAATAATTTTCATATTTACCCCCTAAAATCTAAATATTGTTTAGCTTCTTCTTTTGTAAACTGACCCTCGCCTATCGCCCTTTCAACATCGCTTGGATACCTTTGGGCATAACCTCTAATAAATGCTGTACCATTCTTGGCTTCTATAGCTTCCTTAAACATAGTAACCCTGTTTTTATATGGGTCAGCAGGGCTATTATCTTTTTTCTTTTTAGGCTGTTCATCTAAATACTTTTTAGCGGATAGCCAAAATGCAGGTTGTTTAGCAAATTGTTTGTCCTCTATAGATTCATAATAGTTTTTATACATATCAGCTAAATGTTCTGGGTTCTCTAACCATTCTGGTTCTAGTTTTAAAAAGTTTTTTTCAGCTATACCCTTACTTACTTTATTGGGTATCTTATTCCAAAATTTATTAAAATTAGAAGTTTTACTTACTTTGGTTTTGGTAGTGGTTTTGGTAGATGTAGGGGTAG